GGAGAAGAAAATTGAAGACTTGGAGAAAATTCCATCTTGAGGCTAACGAGTACAGCGAGGAACAATTGCTGGCTATGTTGGAAGAAGAAAAGTTGGTGCATAAGCGCGTGAAGATGTTAGAGCGCATCCACCAACGCTACTGCACCATGCGTACTAGCCGGGAACGGCTGGAGGTGCTGAAGTTTGGGAAAAAGCCATGAACTGGGTCGCTGCGGCTTTGATGGCCCTAGTTATGTCCACGGCCTACTTGCTGGACGGCCCGTCTGAGCATGAGGCCAGGGTGGACACTGTGGAGGAGAAGATTCAAAAACTCTGTGGAGAAAACGCAGGCTGGAAGATGCTGGCAGATGGGTCGGTGCAATGCTACACGCACAGGGGATTTAAAACTAGAAAGGTGACGCTATGAACGATGATGATGATTACGAACTGGCGAACCTAATGCACTTAATTGCTACGGTAATTCTTGTGCTGTTTGCCTTGGTTGGCGTTGCTGGGCTGGCGGGATTCATCTGGGGGATGACATGAACTCAGAGGAAGATGAATTCCGCAGGATCGAAGCTGAGGCCAAGCGCCGAGCAGCGAAGGACGAGGATGATGACACACAGATTTACAAGAAGCCGTGGGTGGGGCTGACTTGGGAAGATATGCCGGAAGAATACGCTGGCGACAGCAGTTTTCTTTCTGGCGCAAGATGGGCAGAAGCCCGGTTGAAAGAGCGCAATCATGACTAAAGATGACATCATCAAGCTGGCGCGGGAGGTGGAGTCCGAAGTTGGCTTTCAGTGGTGCGTCAACTTCATCGAGCTTGAACGCTTTGCCTCCCTTGTCTCCAAACATGAGCGTGAGGCTTGCGCGGTAATCTGCGAGGCACAAGACGAGTACGGCTGGCAGCAATACACAGATGCCATCAGAGCAAGGGGAAACACATGAACATCATTAAAATGGCTAGACAAGCGGGGATAAACGCAGAAGCGGATACGCTTTGCCGAAACGAGGGATGGGTTGAACCACTGGAAGCCTTTGCCAAACTAGTAGCGGCACACACGCTGATGAACATTGACCCAAGTAAGTTTATGTCCCATCACGAAGGGATTGAAGCGGGACGGCTGGCAGAGCGTGAGGCTTGCGTGAAGGTAGCAGATGGATGGCCCGACTACGATGTACAGGGATTGGCAGATGCTATCAGAGCAAGGGGAAACACATGACTGATTTAAGAGCAGCCGCGCAGCAGGCGCTGGAGGCGCTAGAGAATATTGACAGAGCAATGCCATTTCCTGTTGGCAAAAAAGTTATCACCGCCCTGCGCGAAGCACTGGCACAGCCAGAGCAGGAGCCAACGCCGTGGCGAGACATGGTTGTCGTTACCTTAATCCGCGAGGGCATCAACAAACACAAAGCGCGGGAACTTGCTGATCACTTTGCTGCGGAACGCAACAATGGATAACTGGCCCTTTCCCACCGAATTGCCACCAGCGCAGCCAAGTAAGCCAATACCCATCAACCCTGAGAATTATGAGGACGCGCCGTGGTAATTTCAGACAAGATTAGAGATGTTTTAGCCCAAGCACCAGACGGCATGACTGCCTTGGAACTTGCGCTTGCGCTGAAGGTTACGCCGACAGGCGTCAGTCGTTCCTTGGCCTTGATGCCAGATACTTACATTGACAGGTGGGTCAAGACCACAGGCAAGTACACCGCCGTCCACTGCTTGGCTTTTGTTCCTGACGACTGCCCACACCCATGACGCCTACCTTTGCAACATGGGACAGGGCGACTCTAGACAAGTTTGCGCTTGAAGCCTACCTGCGGCTCCAGCAGCAGCAAGACCAGCTTGAGCAGTTGCGGGGTGACTTGAAGGATGCGATTGAGGCGTACCGGGCGGTTACACGAAAGGCCGAGTTCCCTGTCGGTCGATGATGAGCGCCTGACGCCGGGGCTTGTCGCTGATGCTAATGTGCGTCCAGGCGTCATACTCGCGGATGATCTGATCAAAGGGCAACTTGAGCAACGCCCTCACCACAGCGTCTGGAGCCAACCCAGGCACTCGGAAGTCAGCAGCTAGTCCTAGCCTATGCTGAGAGGTATCCCGGCTTCCTACGGCGTCATTAACGGCCTTGGAGCGAAACGCTGAGTTAATCATTATTGGCTTGCCGCCCAGCGTAGTTTTGACAGTCTCAAGAAACTGCGCCAGCCGTTGCAAGTTGCTAATCTCGACCTGGGTTGGCGAGTTGTCCAGCAGCCGGTGGTCGGTGTGAGTAAGTTCCGCAAGGGTGAAGTGCGGCGACAGGTTCACTTACTTGCTACGCCTTGGGTCTTCTCAAACGTCCGCAAACCGCCCAGGCCAAGCATCCCCATCATTAGTTGCCACAAGTTATCGTCCAAGCCGGGGAAGGCCAAAGCAGGCATAAAGGCAACCATCAGCGGTCGAGCAAGGTACTGGTAGCCCATCGCCAGGGCGCAGACCCAGCCAATTGCTGGACGCCAGCCGCTGACAAACACAGACGGGTTGCTGGCCTCGGCCTTGTTGATCTCGGTCTGGGCAGTCATCGCCGCCAACTCACCAGACTGTTGCAGCTTGAGCAGTTCCAGCCGCGCCGCATCCTGGGCAGCAGGGTCGGGTATCAACTTCTCAATCAGCTTGCCGCCGATGCCGAGGATAGCGTCGAGGCCAATCATTTCTTTTTCGCCGGTGGCGTATGCGTCAATGGCTTACTGGACGGCGTGTGCTTTGCCCCGGTCATCAGGACAGTGCCAGCCTTGTGCGTTTCGCCTTTGTGCAGCTTGCCGCTGGGCAGGTAATGTGGTTTAGTTTTGCTCATTTGTCTTTCCTGTTAAAAATCTCAAACAACGATTTGACCTTTTCTTCTAGCACAGCAATTTTGATGTCCATTTTAGCCAGCACAATGATGAGCGTAATCAGCGCCAGCAGCATTGGCCAACCCTTTGCCAGTGCTTCGAAAAACTCCATGATTAACGGAAAGTGCCATTATTGATAGCGTCCATCATCGCCTTGCCGTACCTCTCCACCGCCGCCTTGGTGATGACGTACTCACCGCCCTGTAACGCCCCGTAGCCATCGTCAGGCGCAGGAGCGCGGCCCATCAAGCGTTCGGGTGTGACCATGCCGCCTTGGTTGAAGGCTTGGCTATTCCCACCAAAGCCAGCAGTACCACCGCCGAAACCGTCAGCGTTGGCCCCTGGTGCGCCAAACCCGCCGCCATACGCATTGGCATCCATGCCAGGACTAACCATGCCGCCCGTTGCTATGCTGCTTTCTTTGCCAAAATTAGACGTTGGGGATGAAAAGCCAACAGGCGTTGCCTCCCGAGTCTCGACTTGTGCGGGATTCAAAGACACGGCAGAACTGGGAAGAATACCGCTCAACAAAGACGCAAGGAAGTTATTAGACTGTGGGGCTGTCGGGGCGTATGCTTTTTCGCTTAATTGAAACGCTTGCTGGGGTGTGTTGCTAATTGAACCGCCTTTTTCAGTTGCTTGGAAATTTTGCCTAGCCTCAGACATTTGTTGGTTTGCAGGGGCGTTTCTTGCCTCTGCTGCTTTTCCCATTGCGTAGTCAGCAACTTTGGCTAAACTAAACGCCGTGCCAATGCCGGGAATCATTCCCAATGCGTAACCTAACGCTGGAGGCATTTCCCGCATAGTGTCGCGGAAGGCTGACCTGTCTTGTGCTGGGCCTAGGCCAAGTGCATCAGGCCCAGACGGGCTGGCGTATTCTCTGCCCTGACCAAAGTCTTGCCCACCACCACCGCTATCCATCATCTGTGGCATCTGCCTACTGCTGCTCACCATCTGGTTTTCCATCTGCCGCCGTTTCAGCAGATTATTGAACGCATTGAGGTAGTAACTCCCACCTGATATTTCGTCGAGATAACTCATATCTTTAGCCCGTGGTTTCGGAGGAAGTCTACAAACAGATAGGCCACGCCAATAATAGCCGCCCAGATCAGACCGGCGAGTGTCTTCTCAATGATGGCCTTCCGCAGCCGCTCCATGTCGTTCTGCGCTTTGATGGCGTTTCTTACCCACTGCTGCTCCTCTCTGTCGAGACAGGTGTCGCTGCTCTTGAGCGCAACAAGCAGGTCGGAGATCAGCAGGGAGCGGTCTTCTGGTGTCATTGTGCTTCTGCCATTGCGTTTTGGTTATTTACAAAAGTTGTACCCAAAAGAGCATTTCTTAACCCCGGCGTAACAACATC